AGCTTGGATTCTTTTGGCGTCCTGAAGAAGTTGATATCTATCAAGATGCTAAAGACTTTAAAGCGCTCAGTGAACACGAGCGACACATCTTTACTAGTAACCTCAAGCGTCAGATCCTACTAGACAGTGTACAAGGTCGTGCACCAGTAGAAGCATTTGCTCCTATTGTAAGTTTGCCAGAGATTGAAAACTGGATCCAAACATGGACATTCTCAGAGACTATTCACTCACGTAGCTACACACATATTATTCGCAACGTGTACAGCAACCCAAGTAAAATCTTTGACGAGATGATGGACATTGATGAGATTGTAGATTGTGCAGGAGATATTTCAAAATACTATGATGACTTGATTGAAATGAGCAGTTGGTACAACTTGTTAGGTGAAGGCAAGCATAAAGTCAATGGCAAGACTATCAATGTTGATCTGTATGAACTTAAGAAACTATTGTATCTAACATTGATGAGTGTTAATATTCTTGAAGGCGTTCGTTTCTATGTATCATTTGCGTGTAGTTGGGCGTTTGCTGAAATGAAACAAATGGAAGGCAACGCTAAGATTATCAAGCTGATTGCACGTGATGAGAATCTGCACCTTGCAAGTACACAGATGTTGTTGAAGATCCTTAAAACAGATGATCCTGTGTTTGAGCAGATTGCAAAAGAAACAGAACAGGAATGTATTGACATGTTTGTTGATGCAGTAGATCAAGAGAAGGCTTGGGCAGAGTATTTGTTTAAGGATGGATCAATGATTGGACTTAACACAGCACTACTTAGTGATTACATTGAATGGATCTGTACACGCAGAATGACCAATGTTAATCTCAAGTCACCGTATAGTGTAAAAAGCAACCCTCTACCTTGGACACAAAAATGGATCTCGGGTGCAGATGTACAAGTTGCTCCACAAGAAACAGAGATTACAAGTTATGTATCGGGTGGTACAAAACAAGATGTTGCAGCAGATACATTCAAAGGCTTTTCGTTATGATAGAAATATACGGCAAGCCAGCCTGTCCGTTCTGTGATAGAGCAAAAGCATTGTGTGAGCAACGTCAATACGATTTCCAATATTATCAACTTGATGTAGACTTTACACGAGAAGAAGTATTGGAAATGTTTCCAGGCGCTCGTACCTTTCCACAAATCAAAGTAGGCGGCAAGGCCATCGGCGGCTGGGACAAATTTCCACAGTATTTAGAAGAAACAGGTTATAACGGAACAGGACACACACTATGATCATTGAAGCACCATATAAGGCAACAGACACAGTAACTATTAGAACCACAGCAGGCGAAGAGATTGTGGGCAGATTTGTAGAAGAAGATGCTAACCATATTAAAATCACCAAGCCACTTGCACTACAAGCAAGTCAGCAAGGCATTGGGCTAGGGCCGTGGGTGTTTACTGTAGATCCTGCCAGCACTATTAAACTAAATAAAAGTGCAGTTGTATTTGTACACAAGACCGAAAAAGATATGGCCAGTCAATATGTTCAAGCAACAACAGGATTAGCAGTAGTCTAGGAGTATAGATGCCAGGAGTAGCTTGGAAAGACGGAAAAAGCAGTGTTGCTTGCACCGATGGTGTTAGAGGATCGGTTTGTCGAACAGTAACTAGAGGAGATCCTCCGGTAACTGTACCTGTTGCGTGGAACTGGAATGTAGATACTACACAATCTAGTAATGTCGGCAGCGGGAATGTATTTGCTAATGGCATAGGTGTTGTTAGAAAAGACGATGTTATGAAAAGTCATCCGCACGGAGATCCTTGTACAGCAAGTCCTGTAAATCATTCGCCGCCACTGGATACTTATTCTCCAAATGTTTATGCCAATGGCAAACCAATAGGTCGAATAGGTGATCATTATGATGGTGACGGCACCTCTCAAACACACCAAATAACCTCCGGTAGTTCTAACGTTTTTGCCAACTAATATGATTAGGACTTGACAGTCTGTTTACCTTGTGTTAATATAAAGCATAACAAAGGCAAATAGAAAGAGGCACTTATGGAAAAGATTATTGTAACAGACTGCGATGGCGTACTACTCAACTGGGAGTATGCTTTCTGCGCTTGGATGACACAACATGGTTATACTGAAATCGAAGATGGCAACAAAGAATACAATATTGGTAAACGATTTGGTATTACATTAGAAGAGGCTATCAAGCAAGTTGTAATCTTTAACGAAAGTGCAGCAATGGCATTCCTGCCAGCACTACGTGATGCACGTTATTATGTCAAACGACTACACGAAGAGCATGGTTATGTGTTTCATTGTATTACAAGTATGAGTCTTGATCCGAATGCCAAGAAGCTGCGTCAAATGAACTTGGACAAGTTGTTTGGTTCAACAGCGTTTCCAGTACTAGAGTGTTTGGATACAGGTGCAGACAAAGAGGAAGCACTCGAAAAATATCGTGACACTGGTTACTATTGGATTGAAGACAAGTTTTCAAATGCAGTTGCAGGCCAAGCAGTAGGTATGCGGCCGATCTTGATTGAACACGGCTGGAACATGAATGAAGTTGTGCCAGATGGTATGAAAAAAGTCACAACTTGGAAAGAGCTTTATGGACACATTGTAGGTGACTGAGTTGAGTGAAATACATGACGCAATGAAAGTTGCCTTTGCAACTTACGTTAAGGAATCAGAGAAGTTTGAACAAGAAGGTGTGAAAGTAAGTGCTGTTCGTGCTCGACAAGCTCTCAATGATTTAAAAACATTAATAACAGAGCGTCGAAAAGAAATACAAGATCAAAAGTTAAAAACATGAGCGAAAAACAATACCTGTACAATATTGCTGACAAAGTTTCTTTGTATGCACAAGCAAAGCAAAATGCCATTGACTTCCTAGTAAAGAACGAAATAAAAGATCGCAACAGCATTCAGAACTGTTTGATTATGAGTCAAATATGGACGGCTGCACAGATAGATGATACTATCACAATAAATGATATTATGATATATCTTGGCAACAACGAGCCGTCTGACGACGATCTTGATATGAAAGAAGTTGTGCTAGATGATGAAATGAAACATCTTACCCTTAATGAAATATTAGAAGTGGCTCTAGATTCAGATGATGGTATTTGATATTGGTTGTGCAACTATCAATGTATGTGAAGATACTGCAAAATGTGCAGTAGATAATATACAACATGATGATGTAGTGTTGGTTGCTGAGTTCTGTGACAAAAATAACTATGTAGTAGATGTAGTTTGTGGAGATGCAGCACAAGAGTTGATTTACTACACATTAGGTACTGAGTTAACTCAACAAGAGCTTAAAAAATATATACAAAAAGAATTCTGTTAGCGTCAACATTTTGTAAAAGAGTAAATACATTATGCTGAAGAAAATAGGACAAAATGACCTAAAAGAAGAATATAGAATATTCTTTATGGTCAAAGGTCACCTCAACGCATCACCTCAAACAGTTATGGAATGTTACAACGGATACTTCAATCGCCTTTGGCGTGACGGAGCCGATGGTGGACCTCTTTATGAATATGATGAACAGTTTGAACACGCCTGGGAGAAAAAAGTATGGTAACCTCGAAAATAGCGCAACTTAGCGAAACAGATTTAGATTATCTAGATCAACTACTACATCGAGAGTTTTCAAAGCAGTGCAACAACAGCACACAATGGAAAACAAAGAACAATAGCACCTATCCATACGACAACTCCAAACAACTTGTAAGATTAATGGACGCTGTTCGCAGTCAAAAAAAACTCTTGACAATGCCCAAATGGTAGTGTATAAATAGTATTGTAACGTTGAAGCAATTTGACGACTGAACTGGACCCGGGGGCGGTACCCGGCAGCTCCACCATAAGCACATTTAGATAAGTGTGTTTCTTATGGGGCTGAAATAGGATCGACAGGCAGGATAGAAGAGTGGAGTTACCGGGATGTAAGCGCCGTTACCGCGAACAAACTTTCTAAATGCAAACGCAAATAGAGCGCCAGAAATGGCAATGGCAGCCTAAGTAAAAGGCTTCCGGGGTTAGAGGAGCCCCTAGCAACAGAATGCTCCTCACTGCTACACTTTAACGCAGTGTCTTTACTTGACTTTACACTTTTTCCATGCTATATATAATACACACACAAAAAAGGATTTATTATGAATACCTCTCCAAAGCCCATTGGTTGGGCAACTACTATCTCAACACTAGCTGCTATTCCTAAAGACATGTGGGACAGCGTAATGACCATTGAAAAATCACCACTACGCAACTTAGACCCTATGGTAGCACATATGATTTTCCAGTGTCTATTCTTTATCTGGAGCGGCTTGTTTGCTGTGATGATCGGCAGCTATATGGCGTTTGGCATTAGTGCAGTATTCCATATGGTATTAATCAGTGGAGTTACAATCACAGCAGTGACATTCCGTCAAGCAGAAAACAATCCAGAATCAATCAACAAACTGCTCAAGAGCGGTAAAAAGTATAACGGCCGAGCAGCAGATGGAGAACATGTTTAATGTTTAAAGGACTAGCACTATCATTTTTCGTTATAATTCTGATGTTTACAGTAGTACCCATTGGCATAACTATACTCACCTTGGGTGTAGATGAATATGCTAGTAACTGCAAGCAAGCAATTCATATGCCATGTTTTGGTTTAAGCGAATGAATAACGAACAAAAGCAAACAGAACAAGACGAGTTTGCAGGATGGGGAAGTTAATGATAAGTAACAAAAAATATCTTAGACTTCAGCGCATTACATTACCACTAGTGGGTATTTTAATGTTTGTTGGAACTATCTTTATGTTGATATCTTAACACAGAGGAACACACAATGACCAAAATACAAGACTGGGCAGATGAGTTGTCATTGTTTGACGATGTTATGGATCAATATCAAATGTTGATCGACATGGCCAAGAAGCCAACCACACTGCCGGAAGAGTTGCGCAGTGATGACAAACTAGTAAGTGGTTGTATCAGCAGCATTTGGGTTGATGTAGGTGCTGTGGATAACAAGACACGCATTTATTACGACAGCGATGCTATGATTACAAAAGGTGTTACACATGTTATCTGTGATTGCTTCAATGACTTGCCTATTGATGATGCTAAAAGTATTCAGCGTGAAGACTTTGAAGCACTGGCATTGGAAGGCATACTCAGCAGCAATAGACGCAACGGACTTGCAAGTTTGATCAGCACATTACAAACTAAAGTAGCAGCACTATGAAACCAAACAACAACTTTGAACTTACAGTAAGAGACATTGAAGTCATTGAATCAGCACTACGAGCAAAAGCTGGACGCAGAGGAATGGCTATTGTTCAAGGTGAAACATCGCCTCAGCTCAAAGCAGAAATGCATGAACTACAAGAACTACTAGGCAGAATACACAATCAAAAGAATTGGTACAAGCCCAAAGACGACCGCTTTCAAGGAGGCGGATAACCATATACGAAAGGAACATGATATGGCAAGACTACTAACGACTATTGGACTATTAATGGCAATGGCAACAAGTGCATTTGCAGAAGATGTTACACTAGAAATGTGGAACAAAGACCCAGACGACAAAAAACGCAAAATGGTTTTCTCACAAGAGATTGTAACCATTGATGTAGGCGAAAGTGTTACTTGGTTAGCAACAGACAAAGGTCACAATGTACAAATGATTGATGGACCAGACGGTGTTAAACTGCCAGGTAAATCAAAAGTATCAAAAGATATAACACTGTCATTTGACACACCAGGTGTGTATGTCTATGTGTGTACACCACACGCAAGTATGGGTATGATCGGTATTGTTGTTGTCGGTGAACTTACACAAGAAGCTATTGACGCAGTGCGTGACGCAAAACTACGTGGCAAGTCAAAGAAAAAGTTTGAGGCTCTGTTAGCAGAACTACCTTGAACTGGATCGAAATAGATAAAATGCTCTACGGCATTATAGCACGACATGATGCCGTAGAGGACATGCTCAAAGAAGCTAAGACACAATTCAAGTGGACGGATTCACAAGCACAAGCAGCACTAAAACCGTTGCTCAAACGCAACAACTTTGAAGAAGTTTTACCCAAAATCATTAAAAAGACATCAAAACGCTCGACAAAACGGAAGTAGATGTTATAACTATTATAGTGAAAGGGCAAGTGTGGTTACTTGCCCTTTACTATGTATACATATTAAAAAAAGGAACTAAAATATGCGTAATGTATTTATTACAACAGTAGCCGCTATGGCTATTTCAACAGCAGCATTTGCTGAAGACACAGCAACTCCAGTAATGGGTCCTGTTATCTCAGGTGAAGTATCACTTGACTTTGCTGAAACAGCAAACGACAAAATTGGCGGAACAATGGGTCTTGACCTAGGTGTAGACGTAAGTGGAATGGCAACTGTAGATTTAGACTTTAGTGCAACAGACGGCAACTCTGTAACATTAGACAACTGGACAGTTGGTACAACAATGGGTACTATAGCAATGGCATTTGGTGATGACAATGGTGTAATGCCAGGCGCTGAAGGTGAGCAAACACTAGCAGCACCAGCAATGACTGAGTCACTACAAGTAACAACAGGTGCAGTAAGTGTAGCAGTTGGTCTTACAGACTGGACAACAGACATCACAGACGTAAGCAACATTCAAGGCGCTTACACATTGAACGTAGCAAACCTAGATGTAACAGCAGCAGCTGACTACAACTTGGACAGTGAAAACACAGTACTAGGTGCAGGTGTAGGTGGACTAGACTTAGGCGTAGCATCACTAGGCGGCGCAATGACTTACGATGTAGATGGTGAAACATTTGGTTTTGAAGGTGTAGCAACAACAGGTGGCTTAACAGCATATCTAAACGGTGACGACACAGATGCACTACAAAACATCGGCGG